GCTGCTTCTTCAATTGAAACTGTCATTTCCCATTTTATGGGTATTGTTTAGTCGTTTGTGTATTACTTGTGGTATACCGTTGTGCTTTTATATATTTTTATACTGATTTTAGTATTTTTATCATTCTGTTGCAACCATTTCTTCCTTATTATAATACATTTCATTTTATATTAAATAAATCAATTCCTTTTACAGTAATTTAAGTATTTATCCAGTGTGGAATTGTTGCAATCATCACTTCTAAAGATTAATTTTTACTTCCTAAATATTATACAGTCTCCATACCCTTGTATCACTGCTTATTAGATCTAAAAATAACTAATGTATACTATTTATTTTCTTCTGCATATAAATATCTATCATCATAGATATACTCTTTCACTCCTACATATCCCGGGAATATTCTAGCAGCATTGTATCCAATACTATCCAGCCATCTGATTCCTTCGCTACATATCTTAGGATTGATTTCTATCGCGTCCAAAATATGTTCAAATTTCATTCCTATTATTGGATATATTAGGTCTTTGTAATACTCAAACAGTAATACATCTATTGGTTTACTGTTAATCGTATTATTTTGTGGTTCATAAATCCCCTTCATCTTCCAATACGATAATAAGCCTTTTTGTGCTGATATATTTTTGTTACTATAATATGGCGGTCTAACAAATTTTAACGGAACAAAATTATCAATCTCAATATAATTTTTATTTAGTATCCAAATTCTTACATTTCCATTTAGATCTGTTTTCTTTAACCTTTCTCGAAATGCAAAAAAAAGCGCTACAAATATATCATATGTCCAATCCAACATCCTTGTGTACATTCCATAATGTTGTGCTAATGATGCAATTTCTTGATATCCTTCCGAATACCATTCATCATTTATATTGCTTCCTTTTTGTGAATAAATATCAACATTTGGTATTTTTAATCCATTAATGTTGGAACACTCATAAAACTTATTCAAAACATATGCTTCTTCTTTTCGCAAATATATTTCTGGTGTTATTTCATTTTTTTCATCTTCATCATCTATATAACAAATATTGTATGCAGCTTCATGAAGTTTTGTAGAGTTACCATTTCTTAGTAGATTTGGAATCAATTTCCATGTACTATCTGCTTCACCCCTAAAAACATATCCTTTTTTGCGAAACTCATCGAGAATTCCTCCCGGTTTGAATAAATCAATCAATTCGTTAAGTGTATTTATAATTAAAGTATTTTCTCCCACATTCCCTCCTTGATAAGTACGAATACTGTTTAAATGGGCTTCCATTTGTCAGTTGTCAGTTGTTCGTCTGTTACGCATACCATTTCATACTGCGTCATACTGCTTTGTTTCATATTTCATTACTAATTTTTCCATTTCAGTTTTAAATTTATTTATAAGTTTCGCTTCTTCTTTCAATAAAAAGTACAGACGTATATATGGTAATATTCCATTTGATTCTAATGTTGTATCTTCATTGTTATATCTTTTTATATAATCGCTTCCAGATTCTTTTATCATTCTAATAAATTGATCGCAATGTCTTTTTTCACTGAATTGTCCTTTGTCCATTCCAAGTATAAATCCACTAAAATCATTTTCAAATGATTGTTCTAAAAATTGGCTTAATATTTCTAAAATAGCATTGTTATATTTCAATTGGTTATGATTAAGTATAGATAAAAAACTTTCCCTTAAAATATACTCTTGTTTAAAAAATAAAGATATAGAAGAATCAAAAATATGATCATACATGCTTGCTGATATATAATGCATATCACACATATCTTCAAAACTAAATTCCTCTTTTAATATAAATTCATCGTCTTGATCTTTTGCAAATGGCGTTGTAATTCTATAAAAATAAATTGTATATCTATCAATTATAAACTTTATACTTCTATATGATCTGATAAGTAATTTTTCTTCTTCCTCACGTTCATTTTTTGTTTTCTGAATATCTAAAAAATATTGAACAAAAGAAATTGTTATAATGATTCCTATCATGTTTGTCGCAAGACCAATTAAAACATTATTTATATTGTTCGTTGTATTTTCATCAAAAAAACCATATGGCATAAATGCAATAATCGCCATAATCAAACTTGCAATAAATAGCCAAAATGATATTTTTTCAGCTGTGCTTTTTCTCCAACTTTTTAGAAATTCATTAATAAACTGCATCCGTATTATCCCTTCTGCTTTCAATTTTATTTATTATAATTTTAACACTAAAAAAGAAGTCTGCAAGTTATTTCCTGCAAACTTCTTTCTATACTTTATTTTTTAAACAAATCGTACTCTGCTTTTCTTCTTCTTACAAGTCCTGCAAGCTTTTTCCCGCCAGCTTTATTGTATAACAACATTTTCTCTGCAATTACAGGAAGCGTCCTTCCATTGACCAATGAATCAAGATTTCCTGCCCCACAATTAAATGTAAATGACACCAGTGCATCAAATTGGTTCTGATTCAGTCCCATTTTTTTACTGTTTACTGCTGCTTCCGCTGTTGCCAGATCCGCTTTTAAAAATGCTACTGCCTGATCTGCTGTGATCTTCTGCCCTTGCTTCACTCCACTTGTGTGTCCATACCCTATTGTCCATATGCCTTTGCTGTCTTTGTATGCTTCCTTTTCGAATCCTTCAAGCTGCTTGATCATTTCTATTCCTGTATCGCTTGTTTTCATTGTGGAAGCTGTTGTTGTAGCTGCTGCCCCGCCAAAAGTGCTTACGCTATTGCTGTCATTATTTTTCCAGTAGAACTTTGTTGCCCTGGTATCAACATGAACAAAACTGCTATAAAGTCCGATTCCCAGTACTCCGATGCTCTCTGCATATTTTGCAACTTCTGCAACATTTGTTCCACTTACAACAATATCCGCTGCCTGTCCTTTGATATGATAACTTGATTTTTCGCCACCTACCTTTGCATTATATGCAGCTGTCCTATATGCAGAATTAATTGATACTGATTTGTTAAAGTGGCTTCTGATCTTCTGTAATATCTCTACCAGTGCACTATCTATTAAAATAGTGTCGCTTCCATCATTGCAGCAAAATTCTTTAACTTTGAAATTTGCAGACAAAGCAGTGTTTCCATTGCTCTTTTTACTGTATGCTTTTACACTCATTGTATGTTTTCCTCTCAAATGTTTTACATTATTATTTGTTATTTTGTGAATGCTGCCGCTTCTGTAGCTTTTTTTACTGCTTCCAGTGCCTTCTGTACGTCTGTTTCTGTTTGAGTTGTTGTTATAACAGTCGTGCTATTTGAAGCCTTCAAAAGTTCTGATATTGTGGTTAACGTCTGCGCTGATAATGTGATCATTGATTTCGCATCAATCGTTCCTTCGATGATGTTATAAACCACCTGCGCAATCAGTATTACTACAAGACCAGCTATCTGTACTTTCACGTTATCCGTATTTGTTGCCATTGTAGCAATTCCTATTACGGTTGCAATCATTGTCAGGATGAATTTCCTTGATAACATATTCATTATTTTATTTTTCATATTCCTTATTCCCCACTTTCAATTATTTGTCCATCTGCATCCGATCCCGATACTTCCCCAGAGACAGATCCAATTTTCGAAGAAACTATTTTACTTACATTCTCAACACCTGCTTTGATCAAGTACCCGCCTACCACATTTCTAAATGTTTCGTTATACTCTGTGATCATCGTATCAAGACAGGATGCGTACCCAGAAGTCGCATTTATATAGTGCATAATGACATACATTGAATAAATGAAAGAAAGTATATATAACACCGTTACGATCGTCACAACCTTCTTTGTAAACTCCCAAATCCAGCCCAGCATCTTATCATTATTCTTTCTTAAAGAAAATTGTTCCTTTCTATGCATTTCTGGTATATCCTTTCGATATTTTTATATTCGATTTCCACCTGTCCATTTTTCATCCCATTTTCTTCAAGTATTCTATGATACTTTTGATTCTGGCTAACGATGTGATCGAATTCTCCTTTTGTATGAAGACGCCCGTTCATGCACGAATTAGAAAAATCAAGAATTTCCCAGCGTAGATCGTCGATTTCTTTTTCATCAACCCTTCTTGCTAGCTTTGTAATCTTCTCTTCCAGATTCCTCATATCGTTTTTCATTTCGCTGTTAATTTGCTTTCCTATCCATCCCAAAATAATTGATATAGGATTTATTGGAATTGGTGTAATCTCAATAAAGATACCTACTATTCCCAGTACTGCTGCCACTTGTGTAAATATACATTTTATGTCTTCCATTGTCGGCACAATCGTTCCCCCTGCTAATTTCTTTTACTCATTGCATTTCCTTTCTTGATTTTTATATGCTCTTGGGTATAGTTATCGGGGTTTGATTACTTACTATTCTGTAGTAACCGTACTACTAAAAGCCTGTGCTATTTCTTCACCCAGTTCTTTTAAACAATCCTCACAAACAGTCATTGATGGAACAGTAGAATCCGGAAAAGATGTTACAGTATAGCAAGTCTTATTATCCGGATTTCCACAATGTTCACAACGATTATTACTTACTAAATTTATCATCTTGTACCTTCTTTAATTTAAGTCTTTATATACTTTAGTTAAGTTATTACAACTATACAACTGTACACCAGTTAAACCTACTTGGTTTCCGGAACGCATATTAGTAAATTTTAATTTATAATACTTATATGCTACAGTATTATTAAATAACTTAATATTAGAATGTACACTTGATGCAAAGACTAATGTCGTTAGCGAAGTATAATTAATATCGTCATTAGAGCCCAGTAATTCGACATTGTTTGCTGCTATACTATACGCCATATCTACACGCACTATATTTGCAACTTTAGCAGTATCAAAAATTACTTTATACCATCTATCTGTACCTGTCGCTAGACTTGACCACATATCCGTCCCACTATACGTATTTGTATCATAATTATTATCTTGTCTTCTAATGGCACCAGATATTTGCCATCCACTAAAAACACTATCAGCGGTTACTGTTCCACCAATAAACGGAGCAGGATTTAGTAATGAAGTAGAACGTGCTATTAATGGAGTTACTGTATCTTTTGATAAAAACAATCTTCTAATAACTATATAGCCAGAAGGAGTTGAACCATTTCCATTACTTGCAAATCCAAAAACATAATGCAAACCACTTAGTTCAGATATATCTAGCGGTACCCATGTTTCTTTGTCAAAACTTGACCAAAATGAATTAACATATTTTTTCCACACGGCAGTAGACATAGTCTGTCCTGTTGCTAATCCTACTACCATCGCACAATATGTTACTGCCGGTATTGGGTTTATTTGTACCCACAGTGTTTTATACCCTGTCACATCCACTTGCTTACCTGTATATAAACCGGCAGCATTACTTCCTATAATGCTATTATCGTACGTAGCTAATTCAGCATAGCTCCTATTTGCATTTGCTCCATCAATAGAACGATAAAATCCACCAGTTAAATCAAAATCTTGCTTACCTCTATTATATATCCACAACCTGTCAAACGCTCCAAGTTCAACTTCTACATATTGCCCACTCCCGACTATAACTACTTCTGAAAACGCACCTGCTGTTACCGTATATTTCTTTGTACTCCACACATCAAATGTAACAACAAGATCAGATCCGAACACACCAGTATATTGAGTGCTTCCATCTGTAATCATTACAGTTTGACCAACAAGCGACTGTACTTTTCCAATTACGACAACTTTACACATTGCAACAATTAACGCTTCATCCATTGACATTTTTTTATTCCCCCGTTTCCTTTGCAATTAAGCATTCAGTACAATCCTTTGAGTGATTTTATTGCTGCTTAATGTAATCGTTTTTGTATAAACTTTTCCGCTTTTCATTGTGTACACACTGGTTATGATTCCATTCCCTTTTGTTGTCACTTTTTTATTTCCTTCACTGTCTGTGCAAGTGGTTGTTCCATCTGCATTTAAAACAGTTTCTTTAGTAATGAAGTCTTCTATTGCCAGCTGTAATTCTTCTTCGATTGCAAATGATAACGCACCATTAATTACCTGTATCGTAATTTTTTTCATTTTCTGTTCAATCAATAGAAGAAGATTCCCTGCTACATTTGTGTCCAGAATATCCTTTACACTTTCCACCCATGCTTCAAAATCTGCCTTTTGTTCTGTTTCATAGGTAACTATGTTATTATGATATATTTCATACTGGTTTTGAATTTCAGCTTTGTACTCTGCAAAAAATGTATTGAATTGAAGTGTGATTTGCTCTAGATCAATCTGATCTACCGCACCAGTAACCCATCCACATTTCACTGCATCTGCTCTGGTATCATTAATCATTGACTGAGTAACTTTTGTCGTTCCTGATGGGATAGGTATTTGACACAAGCATCTTTCGTCTATGGTTGTGCTTCTTACAATTTCCGGTGCTACTGTTGCCCCTGCATAATATGATCCGGTCACGAGAAATGCTCTTACCCACCTATTAGCAGTATCAAGACGTATTACGATATTATCCATACGGTTCATGTTGCCGCTTGCTGTTTCAAGATCAAAAGTCAGTGGTGCATCTAAATGATAGGCATAACCATCAATCCATGCATAGCCTTCATTGATTGTTATTGACATATCATCATTTGCAGTAACCTGTAGCCCACCATTGAAAACACCATTCTTAAAAAGCGGCTTGAAATAATCAGCCCAGTGTTTTGCATTATATTTTCTATCACTGTTCTTAGAGTTAAAAAAACTATATATTTCTGCCATTTCAGTTCCTTTCTTTTAACTGTTTAGATCTACTGTTTCTGGGAGTGGATCTCCAAATGTTGGTACAATCATAAAGCCACCATTTTCATAAATTTCTTGGATTTCTGTTATTCTTTTATCAGCTTCAATTCCCCATGCCTTCTTATTAACCGTCACAATATCACCAAGGTTATAATCTTTCTTATAAGAGAAATTCACAAAAGGAAGGGTGGTAGCTTCTAAACATTCAACAATTCCGCATTCAGCTAGTTTCTCAATACCTCTTTGCATTAATGCTGCTTGATACTGGGCTGTTGTTATTCCATCGCTTGAAATGTCTGCGGCATCAACAATCAATTCTCTTCGCTCCCATCCTGCTGCCATTTCGTCAACTGTTGCAATCACTTTCACTCTGCTTGCTCCTTCACCTTCTCCGAGAACGATTGCATGTGTTTTCATGTTCTGATTGTTGCTAACAAATGTTGCCTGATTAATATTTTTAAATACTTCTGAAAAGATAACCCTTTTATTGATTGTTTGGCTTTTGCTATGATCAACACCCTTGTATACTTCAAAATAAAATATCTTGTGCTTGTAATCTGCCCTTATCCGAAAACCTAAATTGCAACATTTAGATAATTTGCAAAGATATGAATATAACTCTTTGTAACTCACTTGAAATGTAACTAGATCTCCCAGTCCTGCTGCCGTTCCAAGCTGCAAGCCTATTAGTGGCTCTGTTGCACTTATTGCAGCTATTGTCACTAGTTGTCGCATTGCTTCTTCATATGTTCCATCTGTAAAAATTACAACTGTATTAATACCTCTTCTATTTAGTCCAGATGATAACATTCTTCCGGTCGCTGTTATTTCGTTACTGTAATCATCCACTGCGATTCCTTCAACAAATGCACTTTCTAAAGATCCCGTCATGGTGATAATATTGCCTTCTTTTAGCAAATCAAGATTCCTGCTATTTAATGATGCGTGAAGTTCCACTGTCCCTGCTTCAAAATACTTCCTTGTCCAGATAAGAGATCTAAACACATCAATAACGCCTTTTCTTTTTAATGCACCATCATAGATCTTTATCTGCTTTGTCTGTCTCATTTCTACTGCCGATTGCACTGCCATTTATTCACCCCTTACGGCATCACATAGCTGTTTTCATACTTAAAGGACACATTCATATACTCTGTTCCTTCTTCTGCTGTATAGTTAATATAATTCCTTCCAGACTGTAACTGTATGTACCCTTCGTTGTCTTCATCCACTGTGTAATTGTAATCAATTTCTGTCCCGTTTCTTGTCAATAACACATTTATATTGCCCTGCTCTGTTGTGATTGTTATTTTGTCTTCTGGAAGCATTGTACACAGTAATTTTAGTGATTCCCCTGTTGTTACATTCAATATGGCTGGGTTTATTACTTCACCATCTGCAATGATTGTTAAAATAATTCCGACGTCTGTTGTACTGTCATTGTCCACAACTTTTATTTCATCTTTTTTTCTTATTCCAAATTCAATTCCATCTTCGGACAGTTCAAATTCCATTTCGAAATCATCTTCCCAGCTTGACATGTCAATATTTGTCACTTCACTATCTTTAAAGTATGGATCAGGGCATATAAGTGAAATTGTGACTGGACGGATCACTCCCGTTTCTGAAAAGTCAATTGATTCAACTCTGTATTCTATCTTTCGCGTTTCGCCTTCCTCTGTATGATAGAAAGTGCCTTCCGAATGTACTTTGAAAACACGCGACAAAATGTCGCGGTTTTCTCTGTAATTTCTAATAATATTTGCTGTAATAACAATGTTTCTTTGTTCCAGCCCTTCACCACTATAGTTTGATCCGTCCGAAGTTGCATTTTTCGTTGTGTTGATCGTATTTCTAATGCTGTAGACACCATCAAGTGACACAAGAAAATATTCTGTGCTATCATGATCATAAGTAAAGACAGCTGCTATTCCATTGCTGTTTACGCATTTTATAGACTTCATTTTTACGCCCTCTGTAATTTAAGTACCATTTGTCTTGTTGCATTTCTTGTCTGACGTGCTGTTTCGCTAGGAGATACCTCTTTTGGACTGTTGATTGTGATATTTTGTGTGAATCCTGCTGCCCCTGCTGCTTCCTGACTGTATGTAGCAGTACTCTTATTTGCTGCCATGTATCCGTCAAATGTGGTCGGGATGCTGTTTGCCATTTCTGCTGCCCTGTTTGCGTTCTCTTCTTCAAATCCGATGGCCATACCTGCCGCCATCTGTTTTCCTACTTCATCCCTGAACACTCTCGAAGGACTGTGTATTCCAAGTGCTGATTTTGCTGCGTCCAGTGCTGCTCTGGCTGCGTCTGCTACTGCCTGTGCCAAACCCTGTGCGGCACTTATAACACCGTCTTTAATTCCTGCTATGATGTTTGTTCCAAGTTCACCCCAGTTAATTGCCCCCAGCGTATCAAATATTGCTGTTACAATCTGCGGAAGTGCTGCTATGAGTGCTGGAATTGCCTGGATCAATCCGCTAACTAATGCTCCTAAAAGCTGAATTCCTGCCGAAATAATCTGCGGCAAGTTCATTATCAAGGTATTAATAATACTTGAAATGATCTGCGGTAACATCAAAACCAATGTTGGAATAGCTTGTACTAGCCCATTCGTTAATGCAGTTAAAAGCTGTATGCCAGCCATGATTATTTGTGGCAACATTGTAAGAAGTGTCTGCACTATTGTTGTAATAATAGTTGGAAGCATAGCAATTAATTGTGGTATTGCATCAATTATTCCAGTTATAAGTGCAATCAGTAGATTTAACCCTGCTGTAATAATTGCTGGAAGATTGTCTAATACCGCTGTAACAATCACTGGAATCAATGCAACGATTGCCATAATAAGTGAAGGCACTGCATTTGTAATTCCATTTATTAGATTTACTAATATTTGAATACCAGCTGTAATGATCTGCGGTAAATTTGCTGTAAGTGTTCCTGTCATGCTTGTGATTAGTGTAGGTATCATTGCCATAAGTTTTGGAATCGTTTGATTAAGTCCATTAAGCAGTCCCGAAAAGACAGTAATTGCAGCATTTAAAAGCTTTGGCATGAGTGTTGGCATCATTGCTATAGCCGAATCAAGAAGTCCAAAAAACCCGTTAATTAGAGGATCTATCAATCCCCCCAGCATGCCTTCTGCCTGTCCCATTAACCCCATTATTACTTCGCTTAATCTGCCTATCAGTTCCGGTGCTGCTGCAATAATAGATCCCACAGATTGAAGTACTCTTGGTGCCAGATTATCCAGTACTGAAATAACTGAATCCATAAGATCATCAATCAATGCTCCAACGTCAGCTTCATCGTTTGCAAATCCTGTCAGAAGATTTCCCCATGCTGCTTTTGTTGAACTGATTGATCCAGAAATTGTTGAACTTGCTTCTTTTGCGGTCGTACCTGTTATTCCCATTTCTGTTTGAACAACATGTATTGCATCCACAATGTCCGCATAGGATGATACATCATACTTAACACCGGAAAGCTTTGTGGCATCGCTAAGAAGTCTTTGCATTTCTTCTTTTGTTCCACCATACCCAAGCTTTAGGTTATCTAGCATCGTAAAGTTTTGTTTTGCGAATCCCTGATATGTCGTCTGAATACTATCCATGCTAGTACCCATCTTATTTGCATTGTCTGCCATATCTGTGATTGCTAAATCTGCTTTTTTGGCTGCCGCTTCTGTATCGCCATTCATACTTTGCAACAATGATGCTGAAAAGCTTGTGACTGTTTCCATGTAGGCATTTGCTGAAAGTCCTGCTGTTTTATATGCATTGTCTGCATATTTCTCAACCGTCCCTGCCGACCCCTTAAAAAGAGTCTCAACTCCACCTACAAGCTGCTCATAATCTGCATATTGTGTAATAGCCTGTTTTGCAACTGATATAAGTGCTGCCCCTGCTGCTGTACCAAATCCAGCTACAGCTTTCACAGTCCCACCGACAACTGATGTTAATACAGTAAAACCACCCTTTGCTGCTGATGCTGCGGCTTCTCCTGTTGCTTTTATTGCTGTTGAAAGTGGTGGAAGCTTTTCTTTTACTTTCTCAACGGCTTCTCCTGCTCCTTGAAACGCGGTACCGATCTTTCCAATAACTGGTATCTTTTCGGCAAGCTGTCCCACCTTGTCTTTTGCTGACTGTACAGACTTACCTATTTTTTCTATCTTTTCATTCTTTGATACTGCATCTGTAATTTTATCTTTTACACTTCCAAAAGCTGATGCAAGCTTATTCACGACCGGAATTTTGTTAGCAATATTTGCTATTTTAGTTCCGAATGTTTCTGCTGCTGTAGATAATTTCTGGAATGTTGCCTGTTGACCTTTTAGATCATCAAGCTTTGTCTTGGTTAAGATTATTTCGCGCTGTAAATTCCTGTAACCTTCATCGTTTATGTCTTTCCCTGCTGCCGCTGCATCTTTTTCAGCCTGTGCAAGTAATTTAAGCTTTGCTTCCGTTTCGCTAATTGCATCGCTTAATATCACTTGCTTTTGTGCTTGTAGTTCCACGTTAGACGGATCAGTCTTTAACAGGGTATTTACACCCTTCAACTCACTTTGTAAGCTTTTTGCGTTTGCATTAACAGATGTTAAAGCTTTATTTAGTGGCTGCACGTTTCCATCTATTTCTACTGTGATACCTTTCAAGCCTTTTGCCATGCTTACACCCCTTACTTCTTACCGAAACGGTTGCGAAGCTTTTCACGGTCTGGTTCTGTCTGCATCAACATACGTGCCTTTTCAAGATATTCCCTGCCTTGTTCTGTTTCATTCAGCATGTGAATAAATGCATCACGTCTATATTGCAGATAATCAATGTATTCTAATTCTTCAATTTCATTGACATTCAGCCCAGTGTATTCATGTACAATATGTTCCCAGTATGTTGGTATTTCGAAATACCCTTCTTCATCCGTTGGATAGAAGGGCAATGCTAGTTTGGGTTTGTTGCTTCCCCTTTGCAAAATTTCACATACTGTGTCAATAATTCCCGAATCTCTTCAAATACCATCTGATCTTCGACCCACTCTTTTGAAATATGTTCTTTCACAAGATTATTTGAAAGAATAATTGATACCAGAGTATACATTTCCTCTATCTGTTTTCTGCTATTCTCTGATTTATTTCTTTCCTCTTCTGGAACTTCTTTTATTTTTTCCATAATTTCTTGTAGATCTAAAAGTGCATCAAATATCTTCTTTTTCGGCATTCCGACTTGTATTGTATGAACGAATTCTTCCCCGTCTGCTTCATCGTCAAATGTTAATACCATATAGTTTCTTTTTGCTTTTTGAAAATTGATATTGTAGTTCATAACTTTTCTTCCCTTCTTTTAAAAACAGGCTGGGGAGTACCCAGCCTTACATGCTAAGCCTGTGCTGCTGTCTGTGCTGCCAAGAACTCTGTAATAATCTCAGCTTTTAATGTTTTCGTAATTGTATAATTTTTACTTGCTGCAAGTGCCTGAATAGAAGTAATTGTCATTGCTTCAAGTTCTACCTGTGTATAAATTCCATCGTCTGCCGGATCGTCTAATTCTTCTATAAACTGAATCAGGGTACCTTCACTGTCTTGTGGTTTACAAGCAAATTCAGCATCAATTACAGTCGCGCTGTCTGCTTCAAAAGTAATCGTAAATCCAGCTGCATTCCTTCCGACAATGATCAGATAGCAATTACCTTCGACTGGATCTTCATGTACGAATAAAACAACGTACTGTTTTCCATCATCATTTGCAACTCCACCAATCTTTGCAATTCTTAATTTCTTTAACTTACCATTGATCGTCACGTCTACCTCTTCAACTCTTGCTGTCGCACAAATTTTCTTTAATGTGACTCCATTCCAAGTGAAAAGACCTGTTTTATAGGTTGCTTCCTCTTCTGTGATCACTTCTTTTACTTTAAGACCCATATCATCTTTTTCTGATGTACTAGTCGGCTTGTACTCAATACTTGCACCGCCTTTTGTATATCCGGCAAGATATTCTTCTTTTACCATTTCTTCAATCAGTTCAGCTGCACTTGGTAACATCCCTGTAAATTCTTTCATATAGGTCAGTCCAGATCCAAGTGTTACCTTTTCTTTTGTTCCTTTTACATCTGGCATTTTTTTATTTCCTTTCTTTGAAATTCATTTGATAGATTGTTTCAAAATACTGTTCATCTGATAAATAGGTGCGTTCTCTCGTGTATTCCCAGCCCTGCTGTTTGAATAACTCTTCTAATTTCGTTTCATTGGCACTGTCAATTCTTGCTGCATAGAATTCAACCGCCAGATCGTGTTCAATTACCTGTACATTTTTTCTGTCATCCCCGTCTGTATCCTGTCTATCAAGAAATACGCAAAACGGTAGATTTTGCGGTTTTGTGAATGCCGTATCTGCTGTTGGTATGCTCGTTTTACTTTCAATTAGGTTTTTTAAATCTAACACTTTACTTTCCACCTACCCCTGCCATATCTTTTGTATAGACCCATCCAACACCTGCTCTGCAATCTCTCTTCCATGTACTACATGTTTTATAGCTTTCGTTCTCCCGCCATTCCTCGTTGCATGACCATTTTCTAATAAGTGAATCAGCCTGTATTCTGGTGCATCAACATACCACGTTGATTTATGATGATGTTTGCTTAACCGTTCACTGTTTACGCGGAAAGAATTTTTATAATCGCCTGTGTCAACACCATTTCCTTTAGACAGGTACGAAGCTGCTGCATCATTACATTTGTCTGCTGCTTTATCTATTACCTTGAAGAATTCTTTTTCTTTTTCTTCTGTCCATGAAATTAAAGCTTCCTGAATAGCTTCCCCAAGATTCTCCGGTGGTATTGCACCAGATGCATTTACTTTCATGCAAATTCCTTCTTTCTATGCATTTCAAGCAGTTTCAAAGATAACTTTGTGATTGGTGGCTTTGTGTCTTGCAGATGATCAATCTTTTCAATGTCATATTGTTCATCATTATTAATGACAACAATGTTGTGTACCGTAAAAGTTTTTTGCATTGGAACATGTATTGTCTTGTCCACTTGCTGCCCTGCTGCTAATGCAGCGAAATGTCTTGAAATACCCACGTTTTCTTCACCGAAACGAATATTTTCAAGTATTTTCACCAACTTATCTTCATCGTTTTTACTGTAAACACCTAAAATACCATCATTGAATGTTTCAAATTGTGACTTCATCTGTCACCCCCGTTTGGTAAGTACCTTTTGCTCCTCGGATCGCCAGATTTATGATCATTGAAAGGAAATCATGTTCAAACTGTTCTATAGCGTTAGATCTTCCATATCTACAGTATGAAAACAATAGTTCGCGCGCCTGTTTATCTGTTTCAAAGTTGATTCCCGACCCGTATTTATCATCAAGATAGGCTTTCCCGCGTTCCATGATACCTTTTATTCTTTTTTTTATGTTTTCATCATTGTATGTAATATCAAGATCATTCAGAACTGCTTCAAGAAGTTGTTCTTCTGTCTCTGGTACTGGCGTCGTTTCAGTTGTTACCTCTGTTTCATCCATATTTCACCACTTTCAATGATAGACAGCGGGAATCCCCGCTGTCTTAAAATACTTAAGCCTGTGCTGCTGTCTGTGCTGCTAAGAATTCAGCAATGATTTCAGCTTTTACAGTTGCTGTAATTGTATATCCACGGTAAGCAGCAAGACCCTTGATCTGATCAATCGTTAATGCTGTAAGTTCTGCTTCTGTCCAGACTGTCTTCTCTACTGTTGTCGTTTCAATTGTTGTTCCTGTAATAACGGTATATGCTGCTGCTTCCAGTTCGCTGATATCAAGCACAGTAAATGCATTATTATCAATTGGTTTACCATTTGCATAAATAAACGCTGCGTAAACTCTTTCACGCTGTAAAAACTTATAGCTGTCATCATATTCAATGACACCGTCTTTTGATGTTCCCATCCCCATAAAGTATTTATCAGCAATTCCAACAACCGCTTTTCCTGCTGCAACTTCTTCACACTGAATAATAGTTGTTGGATATGGAAGTACATTATTTGCAAACGTACCATCTGGTCTTTGAATCGTTGTTGCTGGCATTACTTTATTGAAGTAATCAACCGGATTTACAAGCATGATTACAGTTCCCACGGTTCTTGGTCTGCCGTTCCTGCTCTTTGCAAGGGATGCAATAATCGCTCCATATTTTTCAGAAGTAAATCTTGTGATTTTAATTGCTGCTTTGTCTGGATATGGCGCACCATCAGCTTTTGAAGCATTCAGATCTTTTGTCATACCGATAGGCATATTAATTCCAGTACCATTAACAATTCCATCTTCCAGTCCTACATAGATTGCATCTTTTAAAACTTCGCGCACATAACTGTCAAGCCATCCTTCTCCAAGATCCAGCATAGATTTTGCAACTGGAAGAAATGCTGTTAAAGAATTCAATACCATTGATAATTTTTCGAAATCACCTTCAAGTTCTTTTGTGATTTCTGCTGTTACTGCTCCCCATACTGCTTTCTGTTTTCCATTTTTATTCAAGATCCACTCTGTCATATATGTGGTATTCTGAAAATTGATTGCAGCAAGCAGCGGGTGTTCCTTCTGTAGATCTTCGAAAACACTTTCGATAATTGTTTGTGGCATTGTAACTGTAATATTTGCTAATGCCTGTTTTGGATCGTCTGTTTTCATTGCAGAAACCAAAGCCTGATAATATTTCTTTTCATCTGATGTAAGTTGTCTTACTCCCCGCGCTGCCAGTGCTGCTGCGTCAATCTGTTCTACTGCTGCCATCGACTGTGCTTTTTGTAATATCTCCTGCTGAATACCATCTGCCATGTCTGCCATAGCCTGTGCAACCTGTTCTGGATCATTGCTTTTTAATGCTTCATTGAATTTCTGTGCAAGTTCTGTTCTTTCAAGCATTTCTACATCTTTACTTTTCATTCTTTTTAATTCCTTTCGCTCTTCAATGTTCTTGCTGCTGCCATTGCAATTAATGCAGCCATAGAGTTGTTAACTTCTTCTTTAGTTTCTGTGGTTTCTTTACTATCTCCTGTATCTTCCTCAGGTTCTTCCCCTGTGTCAGAATCTGACACATTTTTTTGTTGCGTTGACTGATGCAGTTTTGATAGTTCTTCTCTAAAAGATTTTTGTGCATTCATTTCACAACGCATATTTGCAAGCTGCTGTAATAATTTTTGCTGCATAATTGCTGGATCTTCTGTTTTACTTCCGGTTCTTGACTCTACTTCATCAGCAAATCCCATTGATATTGCCTGATCTGGCGTTAAGTATGTTTCCTTTGCCATGATTTCAATCAGTTCATCTTCTGTAATTGTTGCCCGTTCAAGATAAATTTGCCTGTTACTTTCCATAAGTATGTCCAGATCGTCTGCTGCTTTTCTCAAATCTTCTGCATTACCAGTCGTACTGATCCACATGTTATGAATCAAAAGACTTGTTCCCAGTCCCATGATTCTTCTATCTGCTGCCTGTAAAATGACAGAAGCGATTGAATACGCAAATCCATCAACATATGCGATGATCTCCTTGCAATTCTTACGCTTTAACTGGTTATAGATTGCAACACCCTCTTTTACAGATCCACCATATGAATTAATATGCAGTTCAATCGTGTCTGTATCTGGTATCGCTTCTAAAGCTTTTCTAAAATACTCTGCGCTTGTTTCTGATTCCGTATACTCCCATGTCCACCAGTCAAGCTCACCATATTCTGTAACATCATCATAAATATAAAGTTTATGAACATTACTGTTTGCTTCCTGTTTGAAACAATACTGTGTTTGCTTCTGCTTCACTTCCTATTCACCCCCTTCTGAATTTCCTAGATGTTCCATTTTTTCTGCATCTGCATAGTTCTTTGTTATGTAATGCTTTTGTGACCAGTCAGTCTTTAAAGCCGTGTCACCCAGTTTCACACGAAGTTCATCAATGCAATACAGACCGCTTGAAAATAGCTTGTCGCTACTTACAGCTTCTGCAAAAATATCAATATGCTGAATTGCATTTGTGTTCACATCCATGTAGTTGCCTTTGATATATTGCTTTTCCCCATATCGCTTTCTTGTACATTCTTCCCCGAATTTATCTGCAAGCGGATCTATTGCAAACGTAAGATAATTTTTTGTTACTTTCTCTACGTCAGATACATCCCCAAGCATCAAAGCTTTTGGAATCTTCAAAGCACGTCCTGCCATTTCAAATTCATAATTGATTCTTTCATTGATATCTGATGGTGCTGGCGGTGTAGTAACCTTTGTAACATCTGTGTATTTATATCCAGAAGTCAATGGAAGAACTGCTTGACTTGCTTCGAAGAACGGCTTGAATCTTTCATCAAAAAGTATTTTTAAATTTTCTGCATAGTCTTTGCTGGCTGATGTTGCTGCATCAATATCAAGTATTCCTTTTTGACCATTTGCCCGAAGGCTATTACGGATTGCCTTTGCAACTGTTTTTCCATAGCTTGTATAGGCACCTTCAAGTCTTTGCCTGATATCTATATTATTCAGCTGCATATAAATTACTTCTCTTGCCGGAAGTGACTTTTGTAGTGTTAGATCACCGATCACAATATTGCTGAATACATCCTCGTATAAAGCGTATCTTCTCCGACTAAACGAATCAGCAACATATAGACTTCCATTGATTTCTACAATCAAAGCTTCATTGTCATAGCAAAGATTTGTAATAAATTTTTGTAACATGTCACTGCTGTTTTCGTTTTGGTTTGGTGATATATTCCAAAGATAGTAGTCTTCTTTTTTTACTGGCTCATATTTTACAAATGTTCGTATTTCACATTTGCTAATTGTGGAAGCGACCATATTGATTGCACATGCTGTCGCTAATTCTTTGAAGAATACTTCTGTTACCTGTTCTTCTATTTGCGTTTGTAAGTTTATGGTGCTTACTTTTCCAAATGCTCTTAAAAAGAAATCATTTATATTCAATTTTTTTCCCCCCTTTCCTACATAGTGAATAGTGGAAGTATTGTTCCACATACCTGTTCTTCTGGAATTACTTCATACTCCGTCATAGCTGCAACAAATGCGAAAAAGCCATCTGTCTTTCTGCTTTTCGCTTCGATTTTTTGATACTCATAGTTCCCGTACTTTTTGGACTTAACCTTTTTAGTATTATTTGTATACCAGCGCATCAAAGAGGAATCCCCAAATACTATGTTGTGATTTGTAAATGCACTGTCTATTATTGGCTCAATTTTTATCTTGTCAGATGGACGTACCAGCTTAATATTTTTGTTTTCATAACTGATTCCAATTCTTGACAATGATTTTTTCATGAGTGCATAACGATAATCATCAAGTGCTGTCATGATGATCGTATATTCTGCCATCTTTTCTTCTATCCAAAGCACAATAATCTCTGGATCTATTTCTGGGGCGTCTATTATTTCAAGTTCCCCCGTTGCTTCCGGCTCATGAATTGGATATTTAATACGCGGAAGATCTGCGCTGTGCTTACATACCCAAGTTTTTTGAATCCATACAAACTTGCCATCCTGTCTTGTCAGAAATCCAGCTGATGCAAAGTCATTTATCTTTGTATAGTCAATTCCCAGTACTGCTGCCTGTCCTTTTCTGTGTGGCTCAACATCCTGCTTTGTTGCAAGAATGTTTTCCCAGCATGTGATCTGTACTTCCTTGTTTCCCTGCCTGATGTTCATTCTCTTTGTCATAAAATCACTGCTGCTGGATCTGTTTTCCTGCCACTCAATAAATTCTTTTTTCGTTTCTTCTAACAAATTAGGCAAATACTGTAATGATGGATTTGCTTTGTACCAGTTTTCTTCGTCGTATACTTCTTCTGGATCATCAAGCATACAGATAAATGGTAGAAATCCGTTGTCATCAACTTCAAAATCTAGAATTCTCTGTGACTTTTCGATCAGATCATCAAGAACACCATCGCATACATCCCCATTTGTTGTGATATATGTTCTACGTGGGTGTGCCTTTTTGCCCAGGGCTGTGGTAAATACTTTTATATTGTCGTATGTCTCATAGGCATGTACTTCATCAAAATCAACCTTCCCAGAACGCAACCCGTCTTTTGACTTTGCATTGTTGGTTCTATACTTTATCTTTGATCTGTTTTTTCTTCCAACAATGGTTTGCTTATTCCAGTAAAAAAACTTCTTTAATTTTTTTGTGTTCTCTGGCGTTTCAAGAACGTTGTAAATATCGTCAAAGCTTGTTCTTGCCTGTTCCTCTGCTGTAGCACAAATATCAATGTCATATTCTCTTATGTCGTTATATGGACTGATCAGACAGAAGTCTTCAAATGCCAAATATCCATTTTTACCAGCACCCCTTGAAACAAGTATCATAAGATCTGGAAAGCGCGGCATACCGTCTTGTCTGAACACACAAATATGAAGTGCGAATACGCATTTTTCCCATTCAAATAATTTAAAGTCAAAGTATTTTTCAAGTGACATATATTTTTTAAGTTGATCAGTTTTAATGACCAAATCTTCACTTTCAAATACCTTTTTGACGAATAAAACGAATTTTTTCTGCCACAAACTGACACGTTTATAGCCTTTTTTACCACCATTTTCGACCATATCAAAATAGTCTTTGATTTCTTTTACGTCGTTATAAATCGTCGTCATAACAGCCACCACCTAGCGCGGCACTGGCTTTCAGCCCCAGTTCAGAAAGTAGCTTTAGCATTTGACCATTTGTCTTATTGAACATGTCCACAGCTTCATTTTTCTTGTACCCTTTTTGACCACCGCCATTATCATAAGTCACGATAGTTCCGCGCTTTTGGATATCTTCGATCAGAAGACATTTTGTGACATACATTGCCATATAATCTTGAATCAGATCTTCAAAGAATTTTCCGAAAGTCCCGTTTGATTCCAACTGATCACATAGATCTTTTTCAATTTCCTTGTACTGTTTTGACCTTACAATCCGTTTTACCTCTGCGCTTCTTTCATCTGGTTTTTTAGCCATGCATACCACCCCCTTATGTGCGCGCGATTTTCTGTTTTGTATACCCCTTACCCCGATTCCCTATCAAATTTAAAAATTCAATTCTTTTTGATGGGGGAGTATGTCACCATCGTTCTTCATTAAAAAATTTATTTTTTTTATATTCATTCCGTACCCGCTTGTCTGGGTGCTGCTCATTGTGACATGCTTCACATAAAGGTATGAGGTTCTTATATATCTTTCCCTGATACTCATACGTCCTAGACATAGCAAGTCTTGGGTGCTTCCTGACCCACTGAACATGATGTACGCTTCTTGCTTTTGAATGTATGTGTCTTTCTTTGCATAGCTGGCATTCAAAGTTATTTTCTTTTTTAATTTCTTCTGCCAGTTCCCGCCACTCACTCCACTTATAAAACTTTGAAAGCTTGTTATCTTTGATCAGCTGAGTGATCCATGTTTCCAGTTGATCTTCTGTTATGGTCATTTCGTTACACCCGCTTTGTTTTTGTCAGTACCGTTGTTGTGATCAGCTTCAACGATACTGACAGAAGGAAAGTTATGTGCAAAGCAAAAGCGACAAGGTTTAACCCTCGCCGCTTCTTTATACTTTGCTACACTAACATAATACCATTTGAATTCATCCTACAAAATATCACGTTTTTTTCATTTTATTTTCATGTCAGAAGCACATCATATCCCCAAAGTAATGGTGCAAGTTCCCTAAGTATTCCAGACGTCCAGCGTCTTGGTGAACTATTCCCGCATTCTAGTTCTTCTGCAATCTGCTCATATGTCTTGCCTTCAAGAAAATACATTTCGAATGCTTCATACTCAATCGCGCGCCCTGCTAATATCCTTCTGGCTTTTACTTCTTGCAGCATTCTGTCAATGTGATCTCCCATGATCATAGATCTGATTTTGCTATCTCTGATTGACTTAATATATATTTCTCTTTGCTTATCTGACATTCCTTCAATGTGCAGCTGATCTGCTCCGCTTATTCCTTCGTTGATATGTACTGCAACGTCCCTATATATTTTCATAAGCTGGAACGTATCATGATACTTATCTTTTTGTTTGTTCTTCTCTTCTTCCCGTTTAAATTCTTTAATTCCTGCTTTCACTAAATATTTAATATCATCTTCTGAAAGAGTAATCATTCTTTTTTCTTCGACTGCTTCCACGATGCTTCCCCCTTAAGTGAATGGCAATTCTTCGTCAATTCCATCTGGAATATTCATGAAGCCTTCCGACATGTCACTTGAACTATTCTGACCGTCTGATTCTCTTCCCTGATTTTGTGATTTATTTTCAGCGAATTCTTGATCTTCAACAACGACGTCCATCGTATATATTTTTATGCCATTTTTATTTGTATAGCTTCCCGTCTGAATTCTTCCTGTGACTACAATCTTCGTTCCCTTTTTCAAGTACTTTTCAGCAAATGTCCCAGCTTTACCAAACGCGACGCAATCAATATAATCTGCTCCATTATCCCCGAATCTTCTATCTACCGCTAATGTATATTTGGCAATGCATGTCTGGTCTTGTGAACTGTTACCTTCTAACCACTTTACACCAGGATCTTTAGTTAAGCGTCCCATGATAATAACTTTATTCATTGCTGTTCCTTCCTGCTATTTCTTTTTACTGTTTCCAATCCATGCCATAAAGCAGATTGAAGTACAAATGATTGCTGTAATAATTACAGCTGTTAAATTGATTGCCATTATCTCTTTCTCCTTTCTGCAAGCGCATACGCTAATAATATTGCAAGTGTTACAGGAAACAATATTCCTGCTGCCACGCTTAATCTTGTAATTTGTTTCGAATTCGTTTCATTGTCCTTATTAAGTGGCTCGGGTGACTTATCCCATGTCACTAAATACATATAAACTCCGGTTATTATTGCGGCTTCAATATACCCAAATATTATTACTGCAATTATTATTATCATCGTTCCTGCTTCCTTCTCCCTTCACATTTCTGTATTATCAACTTTAATTTCATAATTTCTGCTTCTTCCAGATATTCACAAACATTTGCAAGATCCGAAGCTATATCATATCTTGCCTGATGATCTCTGCTCATAACCACTTCCGGCTTTGATTCTTTTTCTCTGGCTGTACTTTCCTCACAATTACAGCTTGTTTCACAGGTACTTCCTTCAAGCTGAATCGCTGGTGTTAATTCTGTACCTTCATGCTCAATCGTAATGATTATTTTCATATCGTTTCCCCACAATCTTCTAAACCATATTCACGTTTTCTTCTTTTACAGTCTTCCAGCATGGCTTCAAGAATTCTAACTTCTTCATCGCTTAAATATATATAATACCTTTCAAGCATTTTCAGCGCATGCAGACGTCTTGCATTTTCTTTTTCTTCCTCAGTTGTGTCGGTATCTGACACATGATTTTTTAACTGTTCAAGTGTAGCTTTGCTATGATCTTCTTCTGTCTGATCAATCTGAATATCTTGTTCATTCTTTTTTGCATCTGCCATCGCCTGAATCTCTGTACACTTTATGTCTTCCCCTGCTGCTGCTGCCTGTGCAATTATATTTTGTTCTTCTTCTGGAAGCCTGCTAGTCTCTGCTGCTGCCGACAAAGATAGATTTCCTTCCATTAGCTGTTCTTTGACTTCATCTGTTGCGTTATTGCTGATTCTATCAAGATCACCGATAGTTCCAGAAGAAACACCCATGATTTTTGCAACATAGTCTCTTGTCCTGCTGCCCTTTTCTGGCTTGAATGATCCATCCGCTTTCATCTGTTCAAGTATTGCTTTCCATTCCTGCGCTTCCATCATTCGGTCATAGTCAGTATCTTTCCGGTTAAAAGTGTTGCCGATTAACAACTGCATGCGAAATTCTGTTTCTGTCATATCTTTGTATCTGCATGCAACCTGTGCAAAGGCTTCTTCTCCTTCTCTTACAAGAATATCTATTGCCGCAATCCTTCTGTGACCAGATACAAGCCAGTATTCTCCATTTACCCGTCCAAGTACAAGAGGTTCTTGCAGTCCACCTGCCATGTGAATGCCTGTTGCAAGATCTTCGATTTCATTCATGCTGTACTTATTATGCTTCGTTACAATGATATCTTTGTAGTCCATGCTGATATCTTCAAAACCTTCTGTCATAGCTTCTGCTGTCTTTTTCTCATTCAAAATATCAAGTATATTAAATCCCGACATTGTAATACCTGCCTTTCCAGTCTTCTTTCCTGAATCATCGTTTTTCAAGTTCTAAATATTCTTTCACAAACTTTTTATAGTCTATACATGCAGCTGACGTCTTGCTGAACTCTATCAATGGCTGTTTATAGAACGTTGATTCATCCACTTTCTTACTGTTTCTGATCTTTGTTGCAAATACTTTATGTTTGCAATTATTTTTCAGCCATTCTTCTGCCGCCAGATTAACAGTACTTTTTACAAAATTTGTAATTAAAATTCCCCTGATCGTTAATGTGCTGTTTAGCTTCTTCATTGATTCGATCTGCTCTGCTACAACGTCAACACCATCTAAAGCCCAGTTATCTATCTTCACAGGAATAATCACTTCATTCGATGCATAAAGTGCATTGATTACGCACATGCTTACTGCTGGTGCATTGTCTATAATCACATAATCATAATCTGATTCATAACGCTTCAATGCATCGCTGTACCTGTTGTACTGGATATCTTTACTTTCCAGTACTTTATATTCTGCTGATTCTAAAGTCATATTTGCAGCAATCAAGTCGAATCCATCACATATTTTAAAAATCACTGGTTGTTCCCTGTTTAACATACGACTGCTGCCACATTGGACTTGTGCATTAAAGTGATTCATAAATCTACTTGTATTACCCTGCTTATCGTTGTCGATCAGAAGAATCCTTTTCCCATACTCCCTGTTTAGTATTGCTGAAACATTGATTGCAGTTGTACTTTTGGCAACTCCACCTTTTAAATTGATCACTGATATTACTTTCATCCACTTTCCTTCCCTTCACATAATTTTATTACGGTTATATGTATCTCACGATTTGTCCGTTCCAACTTCTCTTATATCAGGCATGTTGTTTTTGGCTTTTTAAGATATTCTTCCAGTACTGCGGTTGCTTCAACCCCACTGTGACATACTGTTGCTCTATAGCCTTGTCTTATCATTTGTGACAGCCACCAGTCCTGTAATGTTGTTGTTTTATTCTTGCCGTATTTCATTTCAATAAATAATCCAGCATATCCCCCGCGTGGTACTGGTAAAATCAAATCCGGTACGCCCGCTTTTACTCCCATAGCTTTAAATCGTGCTGCTTCTATCGCTGATCGCTTTCCCCCATTCGGTACATGAAAGAGAAGTTCTAGTTCTGGATATCTACTTCTGTTCCAGTTTGCCCATTCAATGACACCAATCTGCTCTGTATCTTCTCCTGCTTTTAAATTACGCATAGTTCTCCTTTATTTCTATTTTTGCCATATGAAATGTTTATAATTACTTAAATACGCTCGATTCTTACGGATCTATAGAATGATTTCCATTGCTGTCTATTTGTTGATCTCATATAGTTCTCATATTTTCTCTGTTCTTTTAAAAACTTAAATACGTCTTCATTCCCTTTGATCAGTTCAAATGTAAGCCTACTTGGTGATACAATTCCCACTAATCTTTCAATCTCTGTATTAAATAAACATTTTGGAATTTTGGGTCTTGTTTTCCTTTCATACTCTTCATAAAATTGTGCTTTAATTTTCATACTTTCTCTTTCATGTAATCTTTCAAAGAATTCATTAGCATTTAATACCTCTTTTCATTCAAGTTTTACTAATGTGTAATTGAAATACGAATACCCTGTTATTTCGTGAATCCCTTCACGGATAGAATCTTTATCAAGATACCAACCTTCTGGTACTTTGATGTCACAGCTGTAATGATCCCGTGATCTAATGATTCTTTTTCTTTCTGGCGGTGTAATAAGGTTCTTTGAAGCGTTCCATCGCTTACCCTGTAACTCTCCTGTTGTATTTAAAGTCTTTTCACTGTATTTAATAAAATATGCAGCCAGCTTCCTATAGTTTCCATCCTCATACATTGGTTCAATATGCATATGTCCATACTTCCACAATTTTTTTATTCTCTGTATATCAATACAGTTAATTACCATGTGGACGTGAACTGCTCCGCGCTCTCCAATCTCTGCAACCCAAATATATTTCAATTCCTTTCCACACTGTTTGTATGCTTTTCTTAGATCACGAAGAAATCCCGATACGTGCTTTTGTAATTCTTCCTTGCCCTGTGGTCTTTCATCTTTATCGTATAACAGTGTTATATAATAATCATCTGGTGTAAAATTAGCGTTTATCTTTCTTGTCAGTTTTCGTTCAGCCTGTCTAATATTGACTCTCTTTTGTGCTTCGCTGGTGGGATTCTCTTTTTTCTCTCTTTTACCTTCCTTCTTACCATGAAATCTTCTTGAATAATAAAAACAGTATTCTTTCGTTTTTCCAGCCTTACATGTTTCTTTTATATACGGCATATATAGTCACCCTTGTCGTTAAGATAATAAACTTATCAAGTTATTCAGGGGCTTGAAAACCCCTATTTTCTTGACTTTTTGCCGTATTTGCTATATAATATTAATAGTCTTAATTACATAGTTTTTACGGTAAAACCACAACGGAATGCGACTTCCGAAGTGGTTTTTTATTGTTTATATTCGGGTGTATGTTTGTCTGGTGTATGAATCATCGTTTATGATTCAAATGCATCTGTGTTACTTGCTTCTCTTACTACTTTTATCTTGTCTTTTGCCATCTGCATAACTCTTGCTTTTAGCCCTGTCCTGATCTTGACCGTTATTTCCTTTGCAACCTTGTCACATATTAAATCTACTGCTTGTAGAATCTGTTGCGTTACTGCTTCCGGCTGTTTATACTCTCCGGCACCTTCTCCAAATAATTCCGATACGCGTTGCTTGGCAATCTGCCTTCTGTTTACTGCTGCCTGATATGCTTGTGCGTCGTCACACTCACACTGCCTTGTTGCTTCTTCTTCCAGTTGCGGTTCTGTCAAATTATCTTCACATGTTATAATCTGGTTCTGACCACAAAATCTGCATGCCCCTGTCTGTTGTTTTTCACTGGCCATCTTCTTCTCCTTCCTTCTTTCCGATTACAGCTTCAAAATCCATTAATTTGTTTGCACAACCCATAACTGCTTCCAGTACCGGACGCATTAAACTTGCAATTTGTATTCCCATATCTAAAACTGAATTTTCATAGTTCTGCCACATGCGAATATATAATGCATCCTCAGTTAACTTTTCTTCTGGGTTGTATGACTTATCATCTATATAAACGTCAGCAAATATCTTTCTGCTGTCATTACCAAATTTCTCCACATTCTCTGGTGTCCCTTCATTGACATAATCAAATTCAAGACCAAACTGCATGCAATATTCAACTGCTGCCGCCAGATCTGCTCCACATCGGCATGTCCATAAAATAACTGTGTTTCCTTTCTGGCGAAGTCTTTTGCAGACATTGATCATGTTTATTTTCGGCTCTACTATTAAAGGAAAATTTGTTATAGCAAGTGTGTCATCAAAATCTACTGCATATATCTTTTTTTTATGATTCAAGACGTCACCTTCCTTCTGATCCAGTCGAATGATCTTGCTTTTGTTACTGATTGCAACTCTTCCAGTCTCTTTTCACCAACACGTGCAATCATGTTAATAATTCTCACCATCTCTTCTTCTGAAATATATTCATGCTCCTGCATTGCATTTACATATCCCACCGCTATGGCTGACTGAATAATCACTTGGTTTTCAGACTCAGCATTTCTTGCATTTTTAATAAGTTTTGAAATTATAGCAACGTCATATACCTGATTATGAAAAATGCCGCTTCTTAGTTTAATAATAATGTTAGAATTTTCATTCCATTCATCGTGTAACTTTGCAAAATATGAGTTCACAACACTTCTAACTTCTTTCTTTTTGAATTTTTTCATTATGTTCATTTCTTCTATCCCCATTTCTCTCAAGCAAAGTTTATGTTTTATCCAATTACTGCCAACCTCAAACAGTCGTACTACGTGATCACCCTCTAACTGATTGCGCCCCACCAGATCACTTCCATTTTTTTAATATTCACTGCCCGCAATTAAATATGGTTTTATGTATTCACCGTCAAGTTCAATCGCTCTTCTAAAGCTTACATGTATTGAGTTCCCATCCCCTTGGCAGAATTGATACTTCTTATCATCTAATTCAAGTTCTATATGATTTTTATCTTTTCCTAGATACTTCATAATAATTTTTATCATTATGTCCGCTTCTGAGTTGTTTTCAAAACTGTAATACATTCCTTCTGAATCAATATCACATTCTTCTAAATCATCCAGAATAATTTCTTCACCACATTCTTCTTCATATGCAACTAGTAAATTTTCTATTGTGTCTGTTGCCCACCACTCCATATCATTAACTTGATATACTTTTACATTCTGATTCATACTTTTCCCTTTCCCAGTTTAAACCTTCTATATAATCAACAAATCCTTCTGGACTATATGACATTTTAAGTCTGTCAATATAACAATCAGCAATATTTTCATAACAATCCATATTTTTGAAGTTCTTTAAATATAGCTTCTAATACAGGAATACAAATACTATTTCCTGCCAAAGCAGATATCTGAGTATCAGTAATTCCAAATTTACGCATTTTGTTATAATCTTTATCTTTAAATCCCATAAGTCGTAAATGCTCTTTTGCAGTTAATAATCGTAACTGTCCGTTATAATAAATAACCTGTCTTGGATGAGTTGTAAGCGTTTTCGCTGCTCTTTTACCAACTCTTCCTCTTCTTGTTAATGAATTTGGAAATTCAACATTAACTACGTCAAATTCTTCAACTTCTTTACATCCAAGTTTTGTTGCTTCTTTTACAAACAATTTTTCATCTTCTTTAAAGAAAATCGAAAGTTCATTATCAGATGGTTTCCATTCATTGAAGTCTGTGTCCATATCTAAATAATGTCTAATGTCATGTTTTAAATCTATTGGCTCTGGAAACTTAAAATCACAATCATCAAGTAAACTTAATGTATATATTCGATCTCTTTCTTGTGGGATACCATAATCACTTGCTTTCAAAATCTGATAATAATTATGATATCCATATTCTTCCATTGCATTTAAATAGTGATTCAGGTGTTCTTTATGCCTTTTAGAAGCAAGATTAGGTACATTCTCCCACAATACAATCTTAGGTTTTGCAACTAATTCTTCACCAATAATAGAAAGTGTTTTTTCATAAAGGATAGAACGTCCTGTATTAATATTGTTGAGTCCATTCTTGCTAAAATCCTGACAAGGACTTCCATGTATTAAAATATCAGGTTTCATATTCCATAATCTTATATCCTGTGGTTTATACCCATTGTCGAAAATCGCGTTGTATGCTAATACTGCAAATGGTAAAATTTCAACATAATCTAAACTCTTCAATTCAATTCCAATATTTTCTAATGACCTTCTTGGAGATCCGATTCCACCAAATAATTCTAGAATTTTTATATCCTTCATACTAAACACCTCCAATTACTTTAATTTACGCTTCCAACAAGAATCGTTTTTCTTCAAGGTTTTGATAAATCGTTTGACCGTTCTGTAATTCGATGTATGGAAGAAAAATCTCTTGCATTGACACCATTTCAATATCTAGCAGTGCCATTTGCGCTTCAACCCAGTCTTTCAAAATTCTCCATGCTACACGCTCTGCTTGATCTCTGGTAGCCTTTATGTTGCTACGTGGACTATTCTTCTTTTCTTTTTGCAGCACTTTCAGACATTCATCTATTTTTACTGGAAGTCTGATTGGTATTTGCCGTAATCCTGTATCAATTAAAAATGATAATCCGCATATGGTGCCATCTTCATATTTTTTCATAATTGATTTCGCTTTGTGTTTCATTAAAATATATTCAATTTCAGATACAGTTTTGAAAGCGTCTATTGTTGTACTATA